ATGCACCATCTCGACCTGATCGCCAAATTGCTGCTTATCGTGAGGGGTAGCTCGCCGGTTTGCGATGGACTCGAAGCCGACACTTACGCCGCGAATCACGCCCTGCTGGATCAGGCTCAGGACCGTATCGGGAAACCACTCGCCCTCATGCGTATCAGGCCGGTCAGCTAATTTGGCACGGGCCATCACATGCTGCGGCTCACGCACGAAGCCGGTGGCTTGACCTATCGGCATATCGTAATTGTGATTCCAGAAAACTGTCGGGCTTCTCATGAATTCCCGAGTGTTTACCCCGTCAGGAATCAGCACCTCCCTTTCTCGATCCACATCACTGGTGGAGATTGCTGCCTGGAATTCCCTTGAACCTGCCGCGACGCTCAAGTCTGCGCCTAGCTGTTTGCGCGCCATTTCATTTCCTCCTGAACAGATGCACAATAACGCCCAGGGCAATCAAGCCAACCAGGCCGTGCTGGCCCAAGCTATCAATTAGCCCAGTTAGATTTGCTACCACGTTACCTACAAACGGAACAGCATCACCGAACAGCACACCGGCAAGAACGCCAAGAGATACTACGCCAATCCCGATCTCTGCAATGTCGCTGATCCATATCTTCAACTGTTTCATCTGCCTGCTCCAATCTTGAATGGGAAACGTCAGTCAGGTACTGCGATCAGGTCGCACCTGCAATTTGGATGCAGTGGCGGTCCCTTGATATCGCGGAAGTCTATCTTCATCTTGCCGCCTCTAGCGCCTTGCAGAACCACATTCGGGCCTGCACTGATAAACGAATCGGATAAGCCTACTGTTCTGTTTTTGAATTGCTTTGATAGGGCCAGGCAGAACTCGCACGGGTTCGGGGCAAGCAACCACTTCATGCCAGCGACCACACCGGACTCCTGCCACCCCACCTTCTCACCCTCCACATACGCCAAGGCTGATTCTGTTCGGGCGATAGCCTCGCTCCTGGCACTGCCGAACATCCCCGCCTCGTTGATCTGCTGGGCCATTGTCTGCGGTGATGCGCCTGCGGCCATGCCCTCGGTTAGTACCCGCTGAACTTGACTCAGCGTAGTGGCCCGGACATTACCGGCTAGCTCGATTGTATGGCTGGAGATGAAGGCATCCACCGCAGGATTGGTAACGTCGAAGACGCCGTCAAACAAGCCGCCTTCAGCTAATTGTGCTACGCCTGCATTGCCGCCCACCGCGATGATATCGGCCATTGGGCCGCGGACTTCGTCGATGAATATCTGCTCGAAGTCCCGGTTGATCTGGCTGATGATTGCTTCGATGTCGGTATTACGCAGCTTGACCCTTGGCCGGTGCTGGCGAGTGCTGCCGATGCGCTGCGCGACTATGCCGCCGAAGCGGTCCAGCACCTCCTGGATCGCCGCCTGCATCAAGGAGATTTTCGAGGCTTGCTCGTCATCCCGCTGCGTATCTTCAGCCGGGCCGGTTGCCGGGTCTGCCTGCTTCCAAACCATCTCGGCCTGCGAGACTACCTTGCCGCCTCCACATGTGGCAGGCACCGTCGAGCGAGAAGCAACCGCGGCAGGCTCTTGGCCTTGCTCCGCGTCAGGTTCCGCATGATGCACCTCAACTACATTAGGCGTAGTAGCGGTGCCGGTCCCTGCTGAACCCATAATCATTTCGGCCTTTTCCAGGCTCAGGTTGAATAGCACTTGCAACTGGCCAATGCCAGCATCTCTTGGCATTAGACCTTCGGCAACCTGCATCACTATGCCGGTGGCCGCGGTGATTTGTGCGCCGTTCAAGACGCTCTCGCTAGCCACCTCATCGACCTGGGGTTCGACTGGAACTGGCTCTGGCTCTGGCTCTGGCTCTGCCGGTTCTTCAATTTGCGGGGCTGGCACTGGCTCGGCCTGTTCTTCAATTTGCGCCGCTGGCGATTGGAAGGGGAGATTGAATACTGGAGCGCTGGCCCCTAATGGCTGGCCGTTGATCAGCAACGAATCAGCCAGAGGATCGTCAGACGGCTCCAGCATCTGGTCGCGCCGTGCTTCGTTGAGCGTCTCAATACCAGCGCCGGTCAAAGCCACCGCTTTATCTCGCTCGAAGATTTTGTCTTCTGGCACCACATTGTCGTAGGCCAGTACCGCGTCATCAAGGCCGAACATCCCCTCCACCAGTCGCTCGTTTAGTTTCTCCTCGTCAACTTGCAACAGCGGTGCAATGGTATTGCGTAACCAGTGAACGTCACTGACTGCCGCCTGACCACCGGCCACATGAAAATTGGCCTTGAGCATACTGACCGGCACACCGAACGCGCCGCCTATCTCCTCCACTATCTTGTCGGCTGATCCAAGCGACACATCAGGCATAGCCAGCGGAGCAAGTTCGGCATCGCCGGTGAGGGTCAAGATGTTGCCCGCGTTCTTAGCGCCGCGCAGCTTGCGCTGGACCATCTTCTCGAACCGATCCAGGGCTTCGCTTGTTGTGCCAGGCTTGCAGATCAGTAGATAATCGGGCCGTCCCATGTTGCGTTCTTGGGCCAAGTCGCGCTGCCGGTTGCTTGTTTCAAGTGTCCATGCAGACCATGCCGCCTCCATGAACCCTTTGCCATACCAGAGATCAGCCGGGTTAGGCAGTTTGTAGTGGATCACCTCGTCAGTCTCAAACTTACTTTCCACCTCCGTACCGGCACCGTAGATATAGCCGCCGATGAACTCATTGCTGCCGCCGGGTATGATCCTCGTCCACTGGCTTGGCATCGTCCAAAGTTCAGCAGGTAAGCCATCCTCGCCCAGGACGATGTGCTGATAGGAGTTGCCGGTCATCTGCAAATAAACCCACTTGAGCAGGCCGGTTTCAAATCCATTGGCCCACGGGTTCACCATTCTCAGCAGGTCAGTGATCGGGTGCCGGTCAGTCACCTCCTGAAATTTATCAAGGCCGAACTCAAGAATCTTCCGCGTGACTGCCTTGCTTGGCCGGTGATCCAGGTCGCCCGCCAGGTACGCCTTTGACCGGCGGTCTAGTTTCCGCGTTTGCCAGGCGAGCCTGCCCGGTCCCATCTTGGGCTTGCTGCGAACAAATAGCCGCAACGGGACAGACTCCAACTGGCGGGCGTTGATCATCGCTGCGATATAGCACCAAGACTGGAACTGCTCGATGGCTTGCCGGGGATCAAAGGGCGGTGGCTTTGCCCCCTGCCGCCCAGCGATGTCCATGATACGAACCGACGATTGAAGGTAGGCTTCGCGGCTGTCCGCTTTCGTTGCTACATATGTCATATCCGGCCTTCCGTGGTCAAAACCTACCGGCGGGGCAATCCTCACCGGCAGGCTCGAACAGGCTATTTATTTACCAATTTGTCCAATGGTCCTCATCCACGGCCTCATACGGGCTGGTGCTTATCACCCTTGCTTCCAGGCCGAATGCACCCAACTCGCGGCGGCACTTGACCGCCAGAGCCAGGGCGTCTACGCCGTCATCGTGCTGACTACCCGGTGCATTATAGCGAACCCCGGCGGTGGGGCTGTATTGGAACTCGAAGGATTCAAGCTCATGACACAACCACCCGGCGGGGAATAGCACCTCCTGCTGCTGGATCGCACTGGCCAGGCCAAGCATTAACTGTTGCTTGCTGCCAGCCGCACCGCCCGTGAACTTGAAGCCGCTAACCTGGGGGCAGACCCGCTGCATGTCCTCCACGATGGGATCGCCCACGCCGGTACTGTCGCAGTATGCAGGCACGTTACCGATTGCGGCGATTACCTGCCTACGAGTCGCGCCCCAGTCCAACCGGAACCGCTCAAGATGGCACACCCGGCCAGCGGCATCCAGGCCGCAGATGACCGTCCAGTCAACTGATTTGGCGAGGTCCACTCCATACGCTACCGGGGCACCTTCGGCCAGTTTGTCCAGCGTGCAGGCGGCGATGGCGCTTAGGCCGAATGGGTTGCCGCCTTCGTCGCTTGGTTCAGCGTAGTACAGTTCACGGAAGATGTCAGGCGGCAATGAACGCTTCGCATCTTCGAGTTCGCCAGGGTCAAAGATTCCTGCGGCTATCGCATCTTGCGCGGTTAACTTGTGGTAGGCATAGTCAGGCTCACCGGCCTCAGCCTTTCTAGCGCCGCGATAGAACCAGTTGCGCCTGCCCCGCACATTGCCAATCGCTCTGACTCGTCCC